AAAAAAAATTGATGATGACCGACCAAGAGTTTGAACTATTGCTTGACGGAACGCTTTTGAAGGGCAAGAAACTGTCGGAGCACACTTACTCTCGGGCTTGGGTTCCGATTGAGGCTCCCGCTGGCAGCAGCCCGCAGTCGGTTAAAATTGAGAGGCCGCCAAACGCTGACAGGTAAATCCCGCGACGAGGGGGCAAGTGTTAGAATTTGGGGTAGCCAGAAAGGCTTGTTTATGGTCGTCCCCAATGTAACTCCCGATGTTGAGCCAGTCCCCGGGCCGGTGCCTGGTGTTGGGGGCGGTCGAAGACGACCGACATTTTTGCGTCGTGCAGCCGCTTATGCGCTGAGACGTGCCGCTGATCGTTTACAGCGGCAGGGCAGAAGAAGAACGGCAGCCGGTCAAGGCAGAGCGCTCATTCGTGAACGCAGGGGCCGTCTTTTGGGTGGAGTTGCGGCCTAATCCACAATTGGAGAAATAAATGTTGGTTTCGGTTTCCGATCTAAGAACATACATGGACGTTACGTTCACCAATAGGCAGACTGATGCTGCCGAATTTGTTCTAGCCGGATTACAAAGCGAGATGGAAGCCTATTTGGGTCGCCCGATTGAGTCCGGAGAGCAAGAAGAGCAGCACGTAATTCCGGCATCTTTTTACGCAATGCCACAGACAAGTTTTTTCTACGAACGAGAACAGAGCACAACTGACGCAACGGTTGAGTATGTGACTCCAGGAATTCACCTACCGCTGAGAAGGTCTCCAGTGATATCGGTTGCAAGCGTCCACGTTTCCTCGATTTCCAGCAGCGTTTATTTGGGTGAAGCGGTACAACGATCCGCAACCATTTCTGATGCGAATGTATCGGGTGGCTTCATAGTCTTTACAACCCCAACCGCACACAAGTTCACCGTGGGCCAAAGGGTTTCGGTCAGCGAAGTGAGCCCGTCCGCATACAACGTCAGCGCTTCAGAGGTTGTCGAGGTAACGACGACCACCTTCAAGGTAAAAACACCGCCAGATACAAATTTTTTGGATTACAACTCCGGAGGCAAGGCTTCTGCGGTTGGCACCGGTTACGTGGTGCACAGATGGGGTCTAGAGATTTTCGGCGGATTACCCAATGACGTAGTTACAGTCGTTTACACGGGTGGTCTTGATGGGGCAGATATACCAACCATGAAACTTATGATTCTTCGAGCTGCGACAAGGGAGATGCAGAATATGCACGACGACGTTGTCGGAGTTAAAGATTTGAATCCAAGAAACGTTGCCGTTGCGGAAACCGGCTTCCTTGAAAAAGAACTATCCGTACTCAAAACTTTTCGCCGTAGGAGAATAAGTTGACCGTAGATATAGACATCAAAGTTAAGGGAGTCGCAAAAACTCAGGCTCGTTTTACCGGGATGATTGCCCGGTCGAAAGCATTTGAACCCATTTTCATCAAAGCCAAAAAGCAACTTGAACTGTCCAATGCCGCAAACTTCGCAGCTAACGGTCTTCCGGCGGGCGGATGGGCTCCCCTTGATCCGCAGTATGCGGCATTCAAGGCGGCAAAGTTTCCTGGTCGTCCAACACTCGTAGGAAACGGCCGACTGTTTCGGAGTGTTGCGACGATGTCGAGTGGTCTGTCTTCAATCTCCCCGACAAAAGCCGAGTTCGGTACCAATGTTGAGTATGCAAAATTTCATCAATACGGAACGCGCAAAATGCCGAAACGTAAAATTATTTTTGAGCCGGCTGGTTTCGCCAAAAACACTGCCAATGACGCAACCAAGTGGATATCTGCAGGGTAAGTCATGCCTGGCGAATTGATGTACGGTGCGCATTTTGCGAAGGACTATGTCACGACCTTCTTGCAAGCCGACCTTCCGATTAGGTTGAATCGATATCGCAACGGTTGGAACGTTGACGATAACTCTTTGCCCAATCCGCAGTTATATGTCAGTTATGAACCATTGGCTTTGGATACGTGGCCAACGATTATTACGGTCGCAATCAATGCAAGTTCCTTCTCGCGGTTCAATCATGAACCCGGTTTTGACCCGGTTTATTACGTCACCTATGCCCTTAGAACCTACGTTTGGGTTAGGGGTGGCAATTCGGAAGAAGCAACCCTTATGCGAGATCGCTTGACTGCGGTTGTCCGTTCTGCACTGCTTGACTATCCCTGTTTTACTCGGCATGACGCAACAAGGGATGCAAGAGTTGAAGAAACAAATCTGTCGGAAGAATACTCAGACCTCACCCTTCTGAAGGGTGACAGAGTGATGGCCGGCGCATTCGTCGGGTATAACGTCATTATGGAAGAGGCGATCACAAGAGAGCCGTTCGGAACTTTGGAAGAGATTGACCTTGAAGTCGTTTCTCAGCCATTGACGCAGCCCTTCACGGTATAATCGGTTCATGTACTTTTTCAAATCTGTGCTTGACATCGCCGAAGTTGAACTTCAGGACGGCCAAATTCTCGTAAAAAACCTCACAGGAAGACCGTTTCGTGTTGGTACCCCTGGGCAATTAGTAAGACCGGACGGTCTTGCCGTGGTCCAATCGAACGATCCGATTGTTCGACATAATCTAAATTTGAACAGGATTGCCGAAATCGGCCATGTTGTTGCAAAAAAGTCTTCATCAGCCCCAAAGAAAGCTCGAAAGAAGAAGTCGGAGTCGTCCGATGGGGCAGGGCAGCCAGAAGTGGTTGCCGTTGAGGAAGCAAAAGTCGACGAAGCGGAAGCCGAGACCCCAGCAGTCGAGGCAACCCCAGTCGAGGCGGCTGACGTGCCTGTGGAAACAGGGGTAGATGTCGAGCAGCCAAAACTTGCGCCAAACGTGGACGAAGGTTCACTATAATCGCAGTAGCTCATATTCGTAGCTGATCTCCTTATTGACGGAGGAAAAAATGCCAGGTGTAGTTGTAACGACAGCGGTCCGCACGGGCCCAACCAATGCTCAAGTCATGCCGACCGCGACGCTCTTTGTTGCGGGCGTGACCGTGAGGGGTCCTGAAGGAAAGGCTATTGCCGTTTCAAGCATCGCCGAGTTTGAAGCCGTTTACGGTGGATACACATCAGACGGTTGGGTGAATCAAACTCTTGAAACATTCTTTGAAGAGGGTGGCGCGCGCGCTTATGTTTCGCGCGTTATCCCAGATGATGCACTCAATGCAACTCTCGAACTCGACAATGCAACGGCGGACACTTGCATGGTGCTTACTGCTTCCGGTGAAGGTGCATGGGCGAACGCTGGTGGCTTGAAGGCTTCGGTGGCAAACACCGCTGGCTCATTCAAAATCACCATCCTTCTCGACAACGAGATTGTTTATGCAACGTCGCTACACACGACGGTCGCTGATGCGGTTGACGAGATTAACGGAAGCGCCACTGGCGGTCTGTACATCACGGCGGCTGCCGGTGCCAACTCGGGTGTTCCTGTCACAATTGCCGCATCCAACTTCGCTGGCGGCGCAGATGGCGGAGCGCTTGATGATGGCGACCTTGCTGAAGCGCTTGCGTTCTTCATTGATTCGTTTGGTCCGGGAGCAGTTGCGGCGCCCGGCTTCTATTCGTCGGGCAATTATGACGCGTTGATTAGCCACGCAGTTCAATACGGAAGAATTGCGCTTCTTGGATTCGATCGCGATGAGACGCCGGCCGCAGCAGCTGCAACAGCTGCCGGTTATGCGGATGCTGTCGGCGCCGAGTACACGGCATTCTTCTACCCGTGGGTGAAGATTCCAAACGGCAACCTGACATCGGTAATTCCTGCTGAGGGTTATGTTGCGGCAAAGCGCGCGAAGGTTCACAACGAAAAAGGCCCGTGGACGCCATACGCTGGCGCCTCGACGGAAGCTGCTTTCGTGACTGCTCCCTACAAAGTGCTGTCGTCTCAAGAAGAGGCGCAACTTGTCGATGCCGCGGTCAACCCAATCAAGTTGGTCAACGCAACCGTGCGCGTCTATGGTGCACGTTCGGTCTCTAGCGACGTAAGCAATTTCCGTTTCATCAACGGTCGCGAGACACTGAACTACATCGTGTACGAGTCAAAGTATTCTCTTGAGTCGTTGGTGTTCCAACCAATCGACGGCCGTCGCGCACTGTTCGCAAGAATCGGCTCGACGCTGACAGCGATCATGGACAGAATCCGTGTTGCTGGTGGCGTCTATGAGGCGGTTGATGCGAATGGCAAGCTTGTCGACCCCGGCTACTCGGTTGTGGTCAATGACTCGCTGAACCCGGTCAGTCAGCTGGCCAGTGGAACGATCAGGGCGCGCGTCGGCGCCAGAATCTCTTCGATTGGTGAAACGATTGAAGTAGAGATCGTCAAATCCAACCTTACGGCGTCAGTTGCCTAATCCATACGGAGGATAGATAATGTCAAAGAAACTTGCTCAGCGCCAGATATTCGCGGAAATCGCCCCGATTACCGGCCAAGACATTTTGGGTCCGACACTGTCGGGATTTTTCGCCCAGATCTCCGGTGGCGAAATCACAGCTGCCGTTGAAAAAATCTATGTCGGTGGAGAAAAGTTTCCGGAAGTGCTTTGTGCGCCATCCGAGGTCGGTGACGTGACGTTGACCCGCCACTATTCAAGCGACGAAAGAACCATCCTCAAGGATGTTCGTAAGGTCGTGGGTCGCGCCTACTACGAAATCAAGGTTTATGACACAAATTGCGACCTGATTAGCAATCAGTCCGAGCGCGTATATTCAAAGGCGCTTCTTGTCGGCCTTACCGAGCCAGATGGAGACTCCTCGTCCGGCGCCCCAGCGACGTTCGCTTTGACCTTTGCCGTCAGCGGCGAGCCCACACAGTAGTAGCTAATAAGCTCCCGTAGGTGGTTGCGCCGCGGACCATGAAGAGTTGCTAGTGTTGCGTCCATGAGCAACAACGAAATCTACTCGATTGAAACAGAATTGCCCGCAGAGTTTCCGGATGACAACGTCCTTGGTCAACTCAAGAACGTCATCGCCAAGAAGGTCAAGCGTAAGCCAATCTTCTTGAATGTTCCAGAGCGTCCTGGGGTTCAGATTCTTATCAGCCCAAACATCACGCAAAACCAAATCAAGGCGTGGCAGAAAAACTGTGGCTCGGAAACCAAGAACGGTATTGATGCAACCAAGTTTGCGTGCACCGTCATTGGCCACACGACCATAGGTATTTACCTCAACGGAGACGAGGTGCTGGAGGAAGGCAAATCACTTGGTTTTGCATCGCCGGCCGTTCTTGAAATGACGCAAACAAAGCGAGCAATTCCTGATGCAATCCAGGCTTTCTTCGGCCTCGATCCGCACGTTGAATCAGCCGCACTTGCAATCATTGATGCTTCCGGTTACGGCGACTCCGAAAAGAGTACCGAAAACCCTACGATACAGTCCTAGACGATCTAGCTGAAGACAACCGCGTCATAACGGCGGCAAGGTTGAGTGAGGTGTTTGGGGCTAGTCCAATCGACATTCTCAATGTGAGTATTGACGAATGGCTCATTTTGGTGGCCTGTGGTAAAGTTATTGAGGCGGATCGGCTCGCCGCCGAACGCGAAGCACAGGGGTATTAGCCCGTATTTAGTAGGTAGCTGAGGTCATCGGTGGCTGACGAACGCGTATCAATAGTAATCGATATAGACGTCAAGGATGTTGCGTCTATTGCTGCCGTACAAGCGGCTCTCGCAAATCTAAACAGGACCACAAAGCATAACGCCGCTTCAATGCGGATCATGCGTGGCGAGAACCAGAAGGTGACTGCCGGTCTTATTGGTGCCGGCAAGGGAGTGAAAACCCTTCAGGGACAGATGGGCAAACTCAACACCGCTGCAAAAATTTTCCAGAAAACCGCCCGCGTCCTCATGTTCACGATTATCGGTATGGGCATTGAATTCGTGATTACGGCCGCGGCGCTCGCGTCAGTGAACCTTGTGTTTGCAACTGGTCGATTTCTTGCCAAAGCTTACAACTACACGATGCAGGCGTTGGCGGGAACGCTCGCGGCTGTTGGCGTAGCAGCGCTTGGAGCTGCGGCGGCGTTTAGGGAGGTGACCGCCGCCCAGCAAGCTTTTAGATTCAAGGGATCAGACAATCATGCAGCCGGAATCGCTGATGCGACTGGGGCACTAAGAAATCTGTACGCGGATTCGACGCTGGCTACGGCAGGTATCACTGCGCTGAACCAGGCGTTTGCGGCGGTGACCAAAAATTCGGCATTTACGGCGCAAACCCAGGCAAGCCTTAAGGCGATGATGGATTTTGCTGCCGCGTCAGGAGACACCACCAAGGGTTTGAGTGCCGCAGCTTCTTTTCTTGGTTTGATGCAAAAAGAATCAAAATTTACGAAAGAGGCTTTGGCTGCGGCCGCACAAGTCGGTCCGGAGTTTGATAAAGCACTCAAGAAATTGCGAGGCTCCGGAAAAATAAAAGACACCAAGGACCTGATGACCGCCATACAGTCCGGCGCACTAGCCAAAGAAGCGGGCGTGACTGGTGCAGCAGACGCAGTGTCAATGACCTTGGTTGCTCAATTCAAAGGATATATGACCCAACTTTTTGGTGAGATGGCTTCCATCGGTCAAGACCTTTTGAACCCGTTCAAAAAAGCACTGTTTGACATATTCCTCGTTGTCAGAAGGACGATGAGAAGAATCAGCTCGGACCTTCTCGCTTTTGGTAAAGGTAGTGCGATCGACGCGATAGTAACCGCAGTCGAAAAGATTTCAGATTTTTCGGTCAACCTGTTCAGAAAGTATTTGCCTGCAGCTGACGGATTTTTTGCTCGAACCAACAAGGTGTTTGTAGCAATGGAGCGGTACACGAGAAGATTCCTCGACGTGATTCGGCCGCTTCAAAAAGGCGGAACGATCATCATTGATATGTTCGGTAAACCGATTTCGGAGATATTCAAGGGTTTTGGCAGAAACATCCGGGATTTCAGCACGCTAGCCGTGGAAAACAAGGACAAATTTTTGGAATTCGGTGAGTCGCTAAAAAATCTTGTGGCTGCGTTTTTTGATATGTCGCACCAGTTCAAAAAAATGTTCACCGAAGCTCTCCCCATAATCAACAGGGTCGTCAATGCTTTGGCTCTTTTGATTAGAATTGTCGGGGATTTTTTCGGTCTTATGTCAAAAGCCGGACCGCTTGGTGCATTCATGCCGGTGCTTGGGGCCATCATGGCGATAATGAAGGGACGGCGTTCCGGTGGTGGTATAGGAGGCAAGTTTTTACGCGGTTCGTATGGACTGGCGATGGGTAATACGCCCGGCATACCTTTTGCCATGCGTGGCGCACAGGGTCCGGACGCAGCCTTGGCGGGCGCCATGGGGGGAATAAATACGGCAGCCCAAAACCAAACAGCCGCGGCCCGTAATTTGGGG